CTACCTGCCGTAGGTACCCCGACGTTTCGCCCTGTTGTACTTCTCCGTCTGCTCGATGATCCCGTTCTTCCCCAGCATCGACACATCCGCCTTGATAGGAACGGAGAGCCTTTTGTTCAGCAGCTTGATAGCCTCCAGCAACCTTTCATCTGTCGCTGACCTTGCCGAAGCGACATTCCCTCCGGACACCGAGCCGCTTCCGGTCACTGAACCTGTCGAAGTGTTCGTAAACCCACCGCTTTCCCGACCGATAGCGGCTCCCACCGGATAAACCGCCTCGAAGTTCAGGCTCTTTAACGTCCCCGCTTTCCGCGCCTCCTCCATCGTTGCCACGAACGGCAACAAAGTCGGATTGCTCAACCCGTCAGCCGGGATCACATATTCACCGCCGTTCTCACCCACAAGCACGGTAGGGGAGGACACGAACCCTCTCTTGTCCGGAGATAACCGCGCCTTGAACGCCTTCCCATCCTGAGCCCGGCGAGTGTTCACGAAGCCGCCCTCCTCCGCACCGATCGGTTGCGCCGCGATCATCGCGATCTGAGCCGCGCCCAATGCCGTCATAATGGCAGCGGGAGCCACACCCGCCGGCCATCCGCCCCATTCTGCAAAGGTCTTCATCACAGCCAAAGATGTTTGTATGATAGCCTGTGACAAACTGAGAGCCTTGGAACGCTTGGCCTGCTTGATTTCCATCTCCTCACGTCTGGCCTCCTCCTCGGCTTCCATCTCCTCGACCCTTGCATTGTACTGTTCCTGAGACATCAGACCGGCATCATAACGAGACTTGAGAGCCTTCTTTTTCTTCTCGTTGTCCTTCTGGTACCGCTTGAAGTCCTGCTGTTCTTTGGCTGCCGTAAGGGCGATCGCTTGGCTTGCCAGTTTAAACCCTTCCTGAGCCGCCCCGCCGATTCCGGACAAAGCGGTAAGCAGATCCTCGGTGCCAGCCTTGCCAGTAGCGATGTTGGCGAAAAGCTGGTTCCATTTCTCTTGCGACACACCGAACAACTCTCCGTTGCCTGTGCCACCGAATATTCCAGCATTGCTTTTCTTCTGTGTTGCGGTTAATTCGTTGATCTTGCCGGTGACCTGCTCAAGTTTCAACCTGTACTTTTCCAGTTCTTCTTCTGAAAGTTTGATGCCGTCAAATCCTCCGGTATCAACTATCTGTTGAAGACGATCTTTTAAGACATTCTGATAAGACAAATTCTCTTTAACTAGAGTGTCATCTCTGGTTCTCTTTGCTTTCATAACGCCAACAGAATTCGGGGATTCCTCGGCTACGACTTTGGAATAGTCTTTCTGAATCTCTTGCAGTTTAACATTGTGCTTAGCCTCAAGCAGCGCCAACTCCCTATTCGAAGCATCCTCTTTGATCTTCAACAATTTATTCTGATGCTTCTTCTCGATAGCCTCAAGCACCGCCGCCTGATTCTCGTACAGAACCTTGGTGTCCCTGAATTTCTTGAGTTCCGCCTGGTACCGGGCCTCCTCACCGTCCATCTCCGCCCTGGTCTTGTCCGTCTCCGCCTCGTTGATGATCGCTGTTCCCTCCTTGGCCAGATCCGCCGCCTTCTTTTCGTACTCCTGCCGCTTCTTCAACGCATCCTCCGAATGCTTCTTGGTCTTCTCCTGCAACTCATTCTCGATCTTGGCTCTGTCCGCCCCCTTATCCTTATGAGCCGCCAGCCGAGCCGTCAATGTCGCCACCTCCAGCTGATAGAGCCTTTCGTTATATTCCTCCTGTGAGGAGATCTCCTTCTCGTTGTACCGCCTTGTCAGTTCCGCCTTGGCCGTCAGGAACGCCTCGTCATTGCTCAATGACCAGAGGGCTTTGTTTTTTTGCGGATTTTGGAGGCTTGGTGGGTTTGATGGCGGTGTTGATCCCGACGGGGAGGAAGAGGAGGCGGCTCCGCCACCGGACGCATTCAGGTACTGGGCGGCGGCGAGGTCGAATCCTTCGAGTCTGTTCGCTGCCAGTTCCGCGGCGTCGCCAGAACCGCTCCACCACCTTCCGAACCCATTCTGCGAATCAGCCTTCGCCTTGGCGGCCTCTGCCTCTTTCTTCAACTGCTCCCGGGTGGACGCGATGTAGCTCTCCATCGTCACCCCCGGCCCCAGATCAGTCTCGGGGTTGATTTCAGCCAAGGCCTGTGAATATTCGGAGAAGAATCCCTGCCGGCCTCCAAGATTGATCAGCTCCGTCAGCCCCTCCACCATTCGGGTCAGCCAGTCAATCACGCTCTTGATCGGTCCGGCGGACTCCTTGAACGAAAGGATCAGCCCCTCCCATGCGGACTGGAGCAGTTTGACGGAACCCTCGACCGTGTTGATCCTTTCCTCGGCTGTATTCTTCAGCACGCCGTTGACATCCTCAAGCGAATCCCTCAGAGCCAAGGCAGCGTCCGCTCCGTCAAGGAACGTGTTGAAGGCGGAGACAGACCTTTTGTCGGTCAGTTCCAACGTGGTGTTAAGGTCAACTCCCTGCGCCTTCAGCTGTCTCAGCCCGGACATCAGTTCAGGGAATGTGCTTACAGGCTTGCCTAAGGCCACCGCCAGCTTGCCGCTTGAGTCCGCGAGGTTAAGCAGGATGTTCCTTGTGGCAGTGGCCGCGGAAGAAGCGTCAAACCCGGCGTTGGCCAGTGTGCCGAGCAGGGCGACCGTGTCCCTGAGCGAGAAACCGAATGTCTTCGCCACCGGTCCGACCGTGGCCATCGCTGTCTGGTAGTAGGAGAAGCTCAGCGCGCTGTTGTTGGCTCCCTGCACCAGCACCCCGAGGGTGTCGGCGGTGTCTTTGGCGTCAAGCCCGAACATCCTCAGTGTCGCTCCCGCCATCGCCGCCGCTTCCGGGAGGGTGGTCCCGATGGCCGTGGCGAAGTGCAGGACGGACTCCTGCATCTGCATGATCGCCCCCTCCTTGAAACCCAGCTTCGCGAGTTCTGTCTGGAGCAGCGTGACCTGCGAGGCGGTGTATTCAGTGGTTCGTCCAAGCTCCATCGCCGAATATGTCAGCGCCTCGATGTCCTTGACGTTCTTGCCGATGATGGTGGAAAGGTTGACGTTGGCCTGCTCGAAGTCCACTATCTTCTGGAACGCCCTTGCCACGCCTCTGACTGCTCCGGCGATAGCTGCGAATGCCGCCAAAGCTCCGGCCTTGACACTTGACAATTTCTCAAGCGCACCCTTGGTCTGCCCGGACTGTGAGGTAAGCTCTTTAAGCCTTGCCTTGGTCTGCTGGACCTCGGCATTAAGCTTCTTCCAGTTCTCCGTCCCGGGAACGGCCTTGCTAAGAGCTGTCTGCGTCAGTTTCAGATGGTTCCGGAGTTCCGCCAATGTCTTGTTCTCAAGGGAAACGGCATCCCTGAGTTTGTTGTATTTTTCCCGGCATTCCGTCAGGGTCTTCTCCTGGTCTTTCAGGGTCTTCGTCAGGTTCTGGTGTTCCTGTGAGCCGGTCTTGCCGGCTTTCTCAAGATTCTTGAGTTCAGTCCTGGTCCTTTTGGTCGAACTCTGCAAATCCTTCATCTGCCTGTCCAGCGCAAGCATCTCCTTCCTGCCGCCATCCCCGTTGACAATCAGGTTCAGCCGAAGATCCTCATCCGTAATTCTTTTAGCCATATAGATAATTGTTTATTGTTTGCCCTGATCCGCCGCCTTTATCCGGGCGACGGCATCCTCCGTGAACTCGTACCTCAGGCGCTCGGCGATGGAGGCGAAAGCGCCGAAGACATAGCGGTTGTGGATCCTGCGGTTGCTCTTGACGGACTTGCCGCCACGCTGGAGACGCTTCATGTCCAGGAAGCGCTTGTAGGCCACGTGGACGAACGTCAAAGTCCCCGAAGCGCCGTTGCCGCCGGTCACAGAAACACTCCTGGACGACTCCAGCCGCCCGGAACGCTTCTTGACCCTTGCCTCGATGGCCTTGCCCTGATTCCTCAGAAGCCTCTGTCCCTCATCCTGAAGGATCTCGCTCACAAAACGCGCCCTGACATCCATCACTCAAATGATAGTTCGATGCTGTACCCGCTCCAGCCGCCGAAGACGCTTGCCTCCGGAACCACATCCACCGAAGCCAACGCCAAACCCGTCACAAGACGGCAGTTCTGGCTTGAGGTCTCCTCGGCGATATAGGCCAGAATCAGATCCGCAATCTCCAGAAGCCGTGAATACTGCTCATTCTCCGATTCCTCCGTCTTGTCCAGCCCAAGCCCCTTCTCCAACACGAAGATCACCGTCCCCAACTCTTCCCGGAACGTGTCCGAATCCCCGCGCTGATGCACCTCCGGACGCGCGACCACCACCTGCACACCCGAAAGATGCGCCAGTTTGGAAGTGGCGTCAGCCTGCGCGGTCGTGCAAATCGGATCGATGTGCTCACAACACCAGCAGGAATGAATCTTCAATCCCGCAAGGTACTCAGTGAGCCTTTGAAGCCTTGATAATCTGCTCATTTCTCTTTCTCTCCTTATAGTTATGCCACATAATCGACAGCACCGAGAACAACGGCTCCTCATCCACCCTGTCAATGTTGCCAAGCGTGTTCTCCTTAGCCACCTCGACCAACAGATCATTCCACCCGAAGCTTATCCCCGAACTTTTCTCATCCCCGGCGAACAGCTTCGACAAATCAACCTCCTCCCCGTTAATCTCCAGAACACCCGACTGAAGGTACTTCAAGCAAGCCGCGAACCACATCATCACAAGATTCTTCTGCCACCCCTTCAACCTCGACGCTCTATGAATATGCCCACGTGCATTCCGTTGGTCCACATCCGGCACCATCCGACCTGCCCTGTTGGCCTTCCGGCAACGTCTTCTGTACAGGAAAGCGATGCATTCATCCAAATCCTCCGGCTCGCGGCTCCTGAAAAACCTGTTGATTGCGGCGGATGCGTGCCTGAACTCCCCGAAAGTCAGATCCTGAAGCAGTTCCCCCGGACCGTACAGCCTCACAAGCCCCAACCGGACCACCGGCATCGGATTCGCGACCGAATCAAACGTCAACGCAGCCGACTCCTCCGAGAACAGGAAGCCCAGAAACGTCTCGCACATCCGATAGACATTCTCATCCCTGACAGAAGAAGAGCCATTGAATATGTCCGTGAACCATCCCTTGACAGTCCTCCGCACCCCAAGCAGCATCCACAAGACCCTCACATTGAAGTCCAACGGCGATTCCCCACGCCTAAGACACCTCTCGAAGATCCGGAATACCCCACGCACCTGCTCCGGAGTCATTTCTCTCCACGAACCAGGCACCTGTACGACCTTGCCGGTCTCGAAAACCTCAATCGTATTCATCACTCGGTGGTAAAGAATTTGTTCCGCCTGTCATTCACAGGCAAAAGCTTAGGGTTCACCTTCTCCTCGCTGATCAGAGCCGACAAATCCGTCAAAGCGTCCTTGACCTCACTTTTCAGATTGCCGACATACCAGTCAATCTCATCCATCGTGGCCACACGGTTGGACTTGTTGCCCTGATAGGTAGGGGAGAACCGCCTTGCGATCTCGATAGGAAACACCTCAAGGCTCCACCTCGTTCCGGCCACTATCACGGCGCTCAGTATGGCCGCCCTTCTGGCCAGAGAGAGCACCCTTTCGTCAGCCGAGCCGTCAGCTATGGAAGCCCACTTATCCCCCGCGAACGGTCCTATCACCGCCCTTTGCCGCTCGATCACAAGCGCCTGGAGCAGATAATAGACATAGTAGCTTCCATCGACGGGATAGACAGCCTCGAACTCCTGAATATTCCTGACAATGGATTCGCCCGTCATCGTCCTCTTGGCCGAAGCCTTCCAGTTCTCGTTGCCGGAAGTCTCCAAGTAGGTGTACAAAGCGTCCAGAGCCCTGAAATACCGCTCCCTCATCGCCCTGTCATCCCTGTCTATCTGCCATTCGTAAGGACTTCTCTCATTGTCATCGATCTTGACCTTCCGTCCGGTAGATTCGTGTGACACGGATGAAAGCTTGGCGTAACGCATCAACGCAAGACACGCCACCGGAAGCCTTACAGCGGCTACAAGTTCCGGCTTCTCATCCTCATCGTAAGCCTCAGCGGCCTCCTTGACCACCTCCTGACTCACAAGCCGCGCCACCTCATCGGTGGCGAACCGGATTTCCGTCTCGATCAGCCTGAAAGGAGAGGAAGCGTACCATTGGCCGGTCAGATCCTCAAGTTCCTTGGAACCGTCCCGATTTCTGTTGAACAAATCCATCATAATCACTGATTTTTAACCCTTGCCGAAGAAGTAAGGGCCTCCTCCGCCGACAACTGCTTGTGGAAGAACCCAAGTTTCAGCCCCTTTCCAGGGAAATTGAACGCTATCGCTTGGTTGATCGGCTCCAGAATCGTCTGTGAGGCGATCTCCGTATCCGAAAGCAGGAACAGCTTGAAGGCGTACAACAGTTCCGAACCTGAAGCCAGCTTTCCGTTCACCATCACGTTCGACAGCGACGGGTGAAGACCCATCCCCGAGGTGATCGCCGATGCCGAGGCCTCCGAGATCTTCAGCTGCGCCTCCACGAAATCCTTCATCTTCTGGTCGATGGCCTCCACGGACCAGGACACCCGCCCTGTTCCGCTCTCCGAAGGCATGTCCAGCGAGTAGAAGAACTTTCCGGCGTTCTCCTTTCCGCTCAGCACGTCCTGCATCTGGCGCAGGAGCTCATCAGTCAGGGTGCTTATCTCGTTCTCGATTCTGGTGTCATCCCACGTCGGGTTTGCCATCCTCAGACGGTCGCGCCTCTCCTCCCAGTACTCCTTAGGAGCCTTCACCAGATAGGCGAGGTTGATGCCGTTGTCCGTGACGTACTTGAAGATGGTCGGTACCTCGGAACCCTTGACAATCCAGCGCAGCGCTCCCCAGTACTGAGGCACGGCGTAGAAATCCCTTGCGAATGAATATGTGTGGTTGTACGAAGCCGAGGCTCCGAACCGTCCCGGATTCCTCCTGTCATAGACCGGATAGACCCTCACGCCGGTACCGACGCAGGAATGCTCGAAGTCCCCCACGACGATGTGCCTGACATCCTTGATCTCCCGGCTGTCCGTCCACTCCAGCCTTGCGTTCTTGGATGGAATATGCTCAAGATAGGCGATCCGTGGCTCCCTGCCTATTCTCCTGCCTTTCTCAAGGTACTTGGCGTCGAAGAATCCTTTCAGGTGCAGATAGTCGGTCATACATCCCTTGATGTAGCTGACATAGTCCCAGCTGTCCAGCCACGCCTGGATCTCCCTGTCCTCCTCCCAGTGATGCACGATGTTCCCCTCCTGGTAAGCCAGCCGGTTAAGGAACACGCCCTGCCCGTAGAGGAGCCCCATCTGCCTCTCAAGGATTCCCGGTCCGAGATTGTTCTCGTCAAGGATGTCCCGAAGGTGGACGGGGAGGTTGTTGTCGTGGCCGAACGGCACGATCTTCTGTCCGCAGACGGTCTGGGGCAGCTGCTCCCAGTTCCTCTGCTGAGCCATCCAGAACACGGAGTCAAGGCTGTTGTCCACCCTGTTGGAAAGCGCGAAAGCCCGTCCGTCGTTCAGCCGCAGGACGGACGTGTGGTCGGATATCTTCTCGATTCTGCTCATACTAGTATCAGTTTTTGTCCGTTGAATGTCATCAGAAGCGGCTGGTAGAAACGCCGCGGCTCTCCGGTCTCCAGATCCATGTACCCCTCGATGAGATCTGCGTTCCTGTTGTGTTCCTTCATCTCCCTGTGCCGCAGGATCCCGCGGTGGACGTAGACGATGCCGTCGGACGTGCCTTTCGATGGATTGTAGGACATGAACGAGAAACTGAAGCTCCTGTCTTCCTCGGACAGTCGCCTCATCTCGGCCAGTGCTTCATATACGTTCATATCACAAAGTTAGCATCAGCCACGCCTGGATAAAGGACACCGGAGAAGGCCGCCGGGTGCGTCCGGACAACCGGAACATGGTGGCCGGGGCTTCTGTTGAAGCGGGCGCTGAAGCCCAAAACGACAGCGGAAACCGTTGAAATCACAGCAGACAGACACTCTTTTATGAATATTTTCCCGTCAAATGAGTGAAATACAGTACTTTGCGTCCCGAGGGCGCGAAATGGTGCCTTTTTCGGTCGAAGAAGACCCCGGGCCGCCCTGCCGAGGAATCGCAATTGCGATTCCGTTCCGGGGTGATATATGGCGCACGGGTGTGTCAGCGGCTACTCTTTCCGACCGCCTTCGGATCGACAGCCGCGGACGGCAGCATCGTCTTCCCGCTTGCCAGGCCGCGAAGATGCCTGGTCATCACGAGGTACTTGAACGAGTCCGACGGATTGGTGGACTCGGTAGGCAGCTGCTCGACAGGCAGCTTCTCGCTTCTCTTGTCCTTGAACACGACACCATTCCGCACAGCAGTCCTCGCCCTCTCCAGCGACAGCTTTAGATTCTTGGCGGCGTAGGCGTCTATGCGGATCACCGGCAGTCTCGGATTCCGCTCGCTCATTATCTCCTGCATGAACGAGTATTCCTCCGGCTGGCCGATGTTGCCCTGGTTGATGGACATCAGCTGCACCGTCCAGCCAGTGCGGCGACCGTTCCCATCGTACTCGATGGACTTCTTGAGTTTGCTGACCTGATCCTCTCCCACCGACTTGTAGGCGTTGCCGGCGCGGTCATAGTACAGCATCAGGGTTCTGCTCCTCATCGGAGCGAAGAAAGCGCGGAACTTCTCTCCGAGGTCAGGGACATATTCGGGAGCCAAAGTGTAGAGGAACTTCACCACACGTATGCTCGCGCGGCCCTTCTCGATGTCGTTCTGGGCGATGGACATCGAACACATATTCCCGAAGTCCACTCCCGCCATCAATGGCTTGTCGATATCGAGATATTTCAGCACCCTGCAATCCTCCCTATCCAGCAGCCCGAAACCGTCATAGGCATCCTCATCCGTGCCGTCGTAGTAGAAGTGGCGTTCGGCAAGGGATGTGTAGAAGCGGTCGCCTGATTCCAGGGACGGGCGCATAGAGAGGATGGCCGTGTTCAGATCAGGAAGCTTACCCGAGATGGCATCCCCGAACCACTGCTCTGTGAGGATGTCCACATTGATGTAGGATGATGCCAGCATGAAGAAAGTCCTGGCTTCCTTACGCATCCTAAGTTCAGTCCATCGGGCTTTCCACTGTTCGGCCACACGGCATTTGCTGCGATAGACGTTCAGGTCATCGGCACTGTGGGTATTCATCCATTTGTCTTTGGCGGCGGCAGCCTCGTGCAGGCATTCGTTATAGACCAGGCCGGCTTTCAGCACAAGCACGATGGCCGGGATGTCCATATTGTGGGCATATTTCAGGATCCAGTCATATTCCCCGATGTGCGTGGTGTCCGGCATATCGGTGGTGAAACTGAATCCTCGGTAGAAGACACTGTGACCATATTCCTGCCTGTAGCCACGGACTGCCTTCAGCAGGTTGGAGATCTTGTCTTCCCGGAAATATTTCACCTCATCTCCGAAGACAAACACATAGGATGCTCCGGCCAGTGTGGCCGGACGGTCGAGGGAACCGAACCTGATGTTGGTGCCGGTGTAGAAGATGATGGTTCGCTTGTAGGAGACCAGTTTGTTGAACGGTTTCCAGAAATGGGGCTTAAGCCAGTCCGGGAGACCAGCCTTTTCCGCATCTGTAAAGGTGGGCGGCTCCTTCTCGATGACATAGTGGACACCCTCACGGAGTCCTTTTCGTTCCAGCCCCTCCAGAACGGAAGGGAGGATGTTGGCGTTCAGGTTCGTGAACGTGTCGGCCACCCAGACGACGGGCGCTCCTGGCATATCATAGATGACATCCAGAAGTCTTTCGGCCTGTATGTCGGTTGTCTTGGCTCCGCCACGTCCGACCACCTGGAGGTTCTGGCACGCTCCGGCCAGCGACACGATCTGGGCGAACGGGTTCTGGTACTGGACGGAGGCTGCTTGTGTGGATTCAGGTTTAACTCTCTTCCTTTGCATCCTCAAGGTATTTTACGATGTCAAGATCAACGATGCCTGCATCGGTCCTGAGCCGTCTCTTGACGGACTCCGGAGCGACCACGGTGTCAATCTGCCTTTCCAGCTCATCACGGTTGGCTGCCGGAAGTCCGATGGATTCTGGCGTTGCGGAAAGCAGACGGAACATCGGCTGGTAGATTTCAGCCGGAAGCTTGGCCGGATCATCTTTGTCCAGCTGGAGGGCACGAGCCTTGTTGGCAAGGATGTCAGCGGCCACGGCATAGTCCTTGGAGGTCTTTGCGGCGTCCCTCGCGGCGACATAGAGTGTGTCGAACTGATCCGCCATCTTGTTGCGCATCGCCTCTTTGGAGACCTTACGGTTGCAGAAGAAGAGCTCCACGGCTTCTGAATATATGTCCGCGGCACGCTGGTAGGGGATGCAGAAAGGGGCGCTGGTCAGGAACTTGATCGTCCTCCTTTTGCCATACTGGCCGTCCAATGAATATATCAGCGTCAGCAGGTCTATGTAGATCTGTTCCTTGTCGGAAAGGTTGCCCTTTGATCCGGAAGCAATATATTCCTGAATCTTCTCGAACGCGCCTTCTTTCTCGGCACCGCCGAACAGATCCAGCTTTGAGATGGTGAAACTTTTGTCCCGGACGATGTCGCGGAACTGCTCGACGGAGTCGGCGTCGCCACCCATAGCTCCACGCACAACGGCAAGTTCGATCTTGGCCCTCTTCTCCAGCTGGCCGCGTTTGATGGCGTTGCTGATCCGCTGATCATCTATCGTGACGGGATCAGCCAAGATGACATCCAATTGCCTTTCTGTGATGTCAAGGAATCCGGCCAGTTCGGCATCAGTCCAGCCGATGGCCGCAAGGGATGAAAGATCATCGAGAAGTTCGGTTGTCAGTTCCTTCATATTCTTTAATCATTCGGTTTATCTCATCGAGCGTCATCTTCAGGCGGGAAAGCCTTTCCTCTCTTGACACTTTCAGGTCAGGGCGGTCTCCTTTCTTGATTTCCCGCTCCGCGCGCCAGATGGAATCCTGGACATTGCGCCTTTTCCGGATTAGCTCGGTGATCGGCATTCGTCTCAGATTCTCCAGTTTCTTTGTCAAGGCGAAGATCGGGTGTTTGCCGAGGATTCGGTGGTGCTCCTTATAGTATTGAAATTCAAGGCGAGAACTTGAATTTTGAGAAAAATTTCTTATTGTTTTTTCGGCGCATTCATAGCACTCTTCCGGAGTGGTGCAACTGAACAGATCCTCGTGGGCGTTGACATAGTTGTGCCACGATGTGATCATATCCGCGGCAAGGGCCTTCAGTTCGGTCGGGCAATCAGGTTCGGAGAGGAACGGCCAGTCTTCCCGGAACCGCCCGCCTTTCGTCAATGTCTGCGAGAACGGAACCTCTGTGGCGAACGGAAGCAAAGCTTTCTTCAGGAGGTGTGAATATTCCTTCGGCGCTTTCCTGACAAGAGCGTCGAGCCACTTGTTGGGCGCGTATATGCTCAAGAGCCGAAGTCCTTCAGTGACCTCGGCTCCCGAACATATCCATCTGTCAATCTCGTTACTCATTCAGCAGGTACTGGTCAATCAGATGTGTGATGGCCGCATAGCCTTGAGGAGTGGCGAACACGAACTTCTTGCGGACGAACGCCTCGATGACAAGGTGCTCGCAAGGATTTGCGCGGTACACCGGTGTGACGATGTTGCCGAAGCGGAATCCGGCCTCGACCGGCCGGTGGAGATTCTTCTTGAAGTAGTCCCTGAGGAACTCCTCGACTGTCTGATCTTGTGCCGGAAGCATCTCCACGAGTTTCTCCTTGGAGAACGGTTTCGGCAGCCTTTCGCTGAAAACCTTGTTGCCTTGAACGTCAAGGAACACAAGCGGTGTGGCCAGTTCTCCGATGGAAATCTTGGCGCAAGGAACGCAGTTGGCCGGCACGAGGATGAAATCATCGGAGATATTGTTGTCGGCGATGATTCCGGCAAGAATGTCACGGATGTCAGCGTCCGGTTCAACCGTGATGACAACAGGCTTGACACCTGTCATCTTCTCCCAGACTTTGGACAACTGGCCGTCCGTGCCCTCGTAGGCACAGACAACCAGATTCGTTCCACCGCTTACAGGGTTGCCCGCAACCTTGCCTTCGACGGCTTTTGTGTCGATCTTAGACATCCGCTAAGCTCCTCCGGTCGCGCTTGTGGCGTCCTCGGCGACCGTCGGCATCTTTCCGGAATACTCGCCGGCGAGGAACTTGTCAGGAAGAGCCTGCTTCCAGGTGAGTGTCCTCTTCGTGGCCTCGCCATCCATCTTGGTCTCAAGTGAGAGCCTGAGCGGGTTGCAGACGCGCCCCATGATCTGAGGGCGACCGGAATCCGTACCGTCACACTCCTGCACGATGGCGATCACGCCACGGTTCTTGAACACCTCGATGAAGTTCTTGATGGCGACCGAGTTGCCCGGATGGTCAAACACGATGCCGGTCTTGATGCCTTCCGCGTCAGGATCTCCGGAGAGTTCTTCCGTCACCTGGATGGAGGAGGCGGTCGCATAGATGGAGATGGCCTTGGCCTCGGCCTTCAGGGTGAGGTCACCGGTCACGTTGCAATTTCCGACCTCGCGTGTAGGTTCGGTCTCGACATCCTCCACATCGACCAGGATGATCTGGGATTTTCTGGTGGCGGCGCAACCAGCGCCGTCACCAGGTCTAGGGATTGATGATTTTACGTAAGCCATATTCTTGGTCATTATTCGTTATGCGCCACCGTCTACTGACTGGGTGGCCTTCTTTCCGTTCTCCCACTTATTGGTGTCAGGGACATCGGAGACGATGCTCTCGACAGGAGTGTAGCCATCAGGCACGGCGGCATACACAGCCTCGGCGATCTTGAAGCCCGTAGAGAGGGAGTACTCGCCGAACACCTTCACGTCATAGTTCTGCTCCTCGATCTTGGAGATGCAGCTCTCCGCCTTGGAGAAATCCACAAGCTCCACGAAATTCTCCTTCGGGGTCGCGAAGATGATAGGGGAGTTGTACATCGATTTCAGAGGTACGAGGTGGAAGTTGGTGAAGCGGATGCTTCCGTCATTCTCCACGCCGGTGTACTTGCCGTTGACGGCGAAGTCCGCCCTCTTGTAGCGGGTGAGCAGCTGCTCGGAGCAGTGGATGGTCACGATGTGTGCGAACAGTCCGGAGATGCTGTCAACGAAGCCGTCGATGTAGGCGAGGAGCTCGGAGTCCGACATCGCCATCGGGTCGGCTGCCGCCTTGTAGTAGTTGATCTTGCAGTTCTCATCGGACTTGCCCTCCACAAGGATGGTCTCGAAACCGTCCATAGAGTTCTTGGCGGCCTTGCCCGCGTCACCGTCAGCGACAACGCCAGCATCGATGAACTTACCCTTGGCGATCATCGAGATGGTGATGTCATCCAGCACCTTAGGAAGGATGTGGTTCTCGATGATGTAGCGGGTGATAGGCATATCCGCCATAGTCTTGCCCTGCTCGTAGAGAGAGAGCAGCCAGCTCTTGAGCACATCGGCCGGCTGGATCAGCACGTTCAGCTTGTGACGGCGATAAGGAATACTGATCGGAGTGAAATTGGGCGTTCCCTTAGGAGTCCATTTCGGTGTGAACTGCTGGGAGACCTCTGACATGATGGCCGCGGAGGCGATGTAGTCCGTGTTGGACTGGATGCGGGTCATGTGCTTCGCGTCGTCGAATCCGTTGTAGATCCTCTTGTTCAGCAGTTCCAGCTTCACCTTCGGAGGCATCACCATGGAGAACTCCGCGTTGAGATCATTGATGTCGATGGTAGCGTCGTCCATGGCTGCGAAGGCGTACGGATTGACGGAATCAAGAGCCTCCCGCACAAATTTGTTGTGAACGGCGGCCATGTTGATGTTGAAGACCTTCGTCTGCGGCGGCACCCCCGCTCCAGAGGCGGTCGGTTTCGGCTCCGGCTCAGATGCCAGCGAGACAACGTCATTCTGTAGTTCCTTGATCTGTGCTGTCAGCGCGGCTGTTGCTTCCGCCGTCTTGGCGGCTACAGCCGCGTCGAAAAGGGTCACGGCATCACCCTCCTCATCGAGGTTGATGCTTTCGAGTTTGTCGAGAAAGTCCTGGCCGTAGTTTTCCAGAACCTTCTGGCGCTCCTGGTCGGTAAGGGAGACCTTTCCGTCCTTCACGTCAAGCTCGATCTTGCCGAAGAGACGGGCGACGAGTCTGCCCATCTTCGAGTTGTTGAGTGTTTTCTTGTCCATTATGAAAAAGATTGGTTAAATGCTTGCAAGTGCGAAGACCGCATCTATTGTCTCGTGGAGGGTCTTCCTGGCATCCGCCATGTTCAGGCGCAGCGCGTCGGCGGTGAGGAACATCTTTCCCGAGAGAACCCCGTCCTGATCCTTGTGGATGGTAGGCCTTCCGGCCACGACGGCATCCCTGAACTGATCCACCAGCGGCTTCAGCTCGGCCTTCGCCGCCTCGTACCTTCCGGAAAGTGCCTCCCTGTAGGCGAAGTTCTTGTCAGGAGACTCCTCGGCATAGATGACAATTGTCTTCTCTCCGGTGATAGGATTGGCAGCCGTGCTGTCGATGAACACGGCCATGGCTCCGATGGAGCCGACCTCGGAAAGGTCGTTGTCCATGTAGATGGCGTCACATTGGGAGGCCACCCAGTAGGCGGCGGAGGCACAGCAGTCCACATGTGCGTAGACCGGCTTTCCGGCGGCCTTCGCGTGGCTGATCGCCTCGATCATCGGAGGGATGGCAGACGAACTGCCGCCGGGAGAGTCTATGTCCAGGATTATGCCGATGACATTTTCGTCATCGGCCATCTCCCGGAGCCTTTTAGCTATGAACGTTGTGCCGTAACTCCCGCAATTGTCGTACTTCGTCATCGTTCCGTGAAGAGGGATGATGGCCACACGCTTGGCCTTTTCCGGCAGCGCACCGGAGTCGGAGACCGTGGTGACGCTTGCCGCCTTCACCTCCATCTCCACGGGTGTCTTGTTAAGAAATGAGCGGGCGATGGGAAGCAGCCGGTCCGGATTGGAGACCAGCCACTTCCCCTGCACGATGTCCCTTGCCAGTTGGAATGTGTCAGCTTTCATCTTCGATCAATGTTTACGCAAAGATACTGAGCGACTTCTTCGTGGAAAGGACACTAATAAACAGGGAACTGGTAGGCGCAGGAGATCTTAAGGATGTTTGTCTCGCTGATCTCGAACGTCAGCGGCAAGTCCTCCGAGCCGTAGATCTCGCCGCCCCCGTGGCAGAACCCGACCTTGATGACAAGGTTGTCCCGCAGAACCTCCGAGGATTCCGACAGAGATGCGTTGATCTTGATGGTGGCCAGTCTGCCGGCCTCCTCGACCTTCTCTGATCTCTCGATGGTGGCCGTCGCAGGGATGAGCGCCAGCCTGTGCCATACGCCGTCCTGCCTGTCCAGGCTTTGAGCCTGTAGTGTGTCAATGATTCTGATCATCTTTCAAACCCTTTAAGTTAATGCTTCTGTCAAAATAGTAGACTCTTTGCAGCAGCTTGTCAACAAGTCTGTCCAGCGTCTGCTGCGCTCGCCGGTAGATTCTCTTGTGAAGTGTGTCGAACTTGTCTGTGGAGAACAGCCCCCGTGAGACTATGAACGCCGTGACGATGTCCTTCTTCTGGAAGCCAAGCTCAAAACCCTTGAGGTAGTACTGCTTGAACTCAATGTCAAAGCAGGCCGAGACGGCCATGTTCAGCGCCGCCGTGTCGTACCTGTCATAATAAAGGAACTTGTTTCTCATGGCGGCGGTGGCGGTGTCGCTCGGCAGCTCAAGGTTCAGAATCCTCTCACCCTCCACTTCCGGAGGGAATTCCGACACCTTGCAATGGGCGACAAGCAGTTTGCCCAGGCTGTTTCTGGCATAGACCTTCAGCGGCCCGCCTGGCCTCTCCGGCGGAAACAGATAAGCCAGATAATCCGCCATCATCGGCGAATCCACTTTCAATTTGACATCGAGCATTTCGCGATTCATTAAATATTTTGGACACATTTTTCGCAAAAACATCAACTACACTAACTACACTTGAAGCGGTGTTGGATTATCAATTAGTTAGCTATTTTTGAAGTGTAGTTGACACCTCAAAAAGTGTAGTTAGTGTAGTTGGAGACTGCCCAAGTGTAGTTGAATGTAGTTGGAGTGTAGTTCTCCAACTACACCGCAACTACACCTTATTTTATTAATATTCATTGATTTACTTCAAGTGTAGTTAGTGTAGTTAGTGTAGTTGGGGTTTTTCGTTTCCTCAGCAAAAATCTTTTTTCCAAATTTACGTAATTTATTGAAGAACTACAATAGATAACACAAGATAAACTTTTGTTTTATTTGAATATATGTGAAAATAGTTATCCTATTTGTGCCAAATTTTGGCACAACAACTCCGATTTTCCTCATTTTCCCCATTTCCCCCGAAAATCACCCTCTTGGTGAAAATCGTAAGCAAATCCACTCTTTTTGCTTATGGTTTTCGCTTTGGTCCTTTGAAATCCCCATTTCACCCACTTTCCTCCAATAAAAATTGTAAGGGCGAATCAAGAGTCCATATCTTCATCCGCCCTTTTCCAAAAGAAAAGCCCTGGAAGAAACTTCCAGGGCCGCACCATACTAAGTAATGCTACCAAACAATTACGCGAATATGGCGTTCAGGTCTTTGTCCAGCGCGCGGAATCCGGATTCGATTCTTTCTTCCTGAGCTTTCCGTGGCTTGGTTCCGTTGATGTATCCCCAAAGCTGCTTTTGGTTGATGCCTGTTAGTTTTTCGAGGCCGGCCAATGAGAGGATACCCGAATTGACATAGTACTGCATCAACGAGACCGCGTCAATCTTGTAGGAGAAGGAATATTCCCCGTCAAGAAAGGCGGGGTACTTGAATCCCTCCGCGATCGCAGTCTCCTTGTAGAACTTGATCTGCTGCATCATGTCGGCCTTGGCTTCCTCGATGGTGTCGCCGGCTCCAGAGAATATTTCCTTGCTGCAATAGACGTTGAAAGTTCCGTCCGTAGCTCTTTCGATAACCGCTTCTATAACCATAACTCAATTCTTTTATCGTTGTGATATGGGGCTTATTTCAGCCCCATATCCTTTTTCATCTTGTTTTCAAACCCCTTGCCTAACTCTTTCCCTTTGTGGTAGGGAACTGGGTAAGTCCGGCTTCACTTTCTGTAGATCACGTGGCTTCCAGACTGCCTTAGCCTTTCCCAGCCATTCCCCTTAACAAGGTCGTGAAATTCATCATACTTCATATCGCATATTGTTTGGTATTGCGAAGGTAGTAATATTTCTAATAATTACAAGATTTATCAATAGAAATTTTACGTTTATTTATAGAGTTGAAAAAGCCAAGCAGCCAGGCATTTTGGTGATGCCTGGCCGCCTGTCTGTCAAAGAAAATGAAATGAAGTACTCGCTTGGCCCGAAGGCCGATTGCAATCAAGCGAATTTGACAGACGAAAAAGTTTGTCCTAATCTTCTGATTCCGTCCTCGATTTTCTTGGCTGTCTTGGCGGACGGATGCCTGTAGCCGCTGATGTAGTGTCCGAGTTGTTTCTGGTTGACACCGGTGATTTTTTCAAGTCCCGAAAGCGTGATGAGATATGCATACTCCTGAAGGAAGGAAGGAATGTCGTACTGGTAGCAGAACTCAACCTCTTCGAATGGTTCTCCAGTTTCAGCATAGTATTTCTTGATGTCCTCGTAGCCATCCTCGAACACCTTGCGTGCCTCTTCCACAGTCTTCCCTGTTCCGGTGACAAGATAAGGCATATCATTGTCATCCATATAGATGCTGTAATTACCGTCTGATGCCTTTTCAATAATTGCGTTAACCTTTCTCATAACTGTCTCTATTTTTATTGTAAGACAATGGGAATTAAATTCCCGCTGCCTTTTTGATTTGTGCCAATGTCCCAGTTGCCACTTCGTCAGTCCCGTGATTGCTGACCTTGAACACCTTGTTTGTTCTTGGACTGAACCAGAGAGGGTGTCCGCTCTGCTGTCGTCCCGTGTCGTAACACCCAGCCTTTTTCAGTTGTCTCATTAATTCGTTGTACTTCATGCTTCATTTCTTTAACTGGGGCAAAGATAGTATTAATTCTAACAATATTCAAATTTTTCAACAGTTAATTTCAAATAATTAACTCTTTTTCAATCTTTCCTGAAAATCCTAGCCAATTCCTCCGGAGTGTCCGGATCGCGTCTGATCCGGCGGTAGTCGGGACTGAAAGTGATACTGACAAGGCGTTCCTGATGACAGATGCAGATCAGGCCGATGATGACTTCGTAGTCTCGTGGTGAGACCTGAACGAGATAGTCAACCCATTCCAGAAGAGGGAGGCTCCGCAGCCACTTCACATACGCCCGCCGCCTGGCCGCAATCACATTGGCGTACCTGTTCCGGAACGCCTCCTCCTGCTCCCTGGAATACAGGACATATCTCCTCAGGTCTTCCATCACTCCTCCCAAAGTTCGGCATCAACCGCTTCGGCTGGCTCGGTGACCGATGGGGGAGCGCTGGCCGCCGTGCGGTTGTCACCGATCTCCAACGTGTCCGTAGAAATGTCCAGATCTATTCCGTAATTGACCTTCAGCGCGTCATAGTCAAAGACCATCGCCGTGGTGACGCGGCTCTTGCCGGTCTCCGGATTGCTCGACACGTAGGTCTTGTTCTCCAGCAGCTTGAACCGCATCGACTTGGCCGTACCTATGAACTCCGGCGAATGCTCAAGATAGTACTTCAGCGAATCCCTCGGGATCACCTTGCCGTTCACGTCCTTGCCCTCCTTCATATAGAGAGCCGAAAGCCGCTGGAAAGCCAGATAGATGTACCGCACTCCGTGCTTCGGCTCGAACGGAACATCCGACTCCTTGATGGCGAACGGACGGTCCCCGGCGCAAAGCTTATAGTCGATGTTGATGTACGCCTGCCCGGATGCCACCAGATTCTCCACAATCTCCCAGAAGCCTGAAAGCTCGTTGTTCTGCTTTGTCTTCTGGTTCTGGTCCACGCAACCCTTGCAGCAAAGCCTGAATATCTCCTCGCTGTCAAACGGCACATCGATGTCCGTCCTCAAAGCCCGGTAGGCCGCCAGCAGGATAGCCCAGTTCCTCAGTGTCCTGTCCTCGACATTGTACGAACGCACCCTGTCATTCATGTCCGACAAAGTCTCGTCCCAAACCCTTCGGAAATCCGTCTGGAACTTTGACCGCAGTTGCAGCAACTGGTTCGTCAGATGCGTAAGCCCTCGCTTCTCGATAAGCTTCAGATTCTCGTAGTTCCTCTTCTCCTGGTCGCTGAACGTTGTCTTGCTGAATGTCAGGAACACAAGCCGGTTGAACAGAGCGATGTCGGCGGTCGGCATCTCCTGACCGCTCATCACAACCCCGCAGTCCACAGCCGTGGTCTCGCGCCTCTTGTCGTTGTCCATATTCATCCTCGAACGCCCCGCGCCGTCCCATATTCCTTTAAGGAACTCCCGCTTCTCCAGATCAAGGTTGTTCTTATATTCATCGAGATGCACCACCGCGTTGCTCACCTCCGCCACCGCCTCGGCAAGAGCCGCCTTGGTCGTGTTGTTGATGTTCGGCGCGATGTTGCCCGTCACGAAGAAGGAAGTCAGCGAATGACCCAGCTCCGACTTTCCCGTGCCCTTCGGGCCGAACAGATCCAGAATGGGGAACGATGTTGTCACCGATGTCACAACGTCCTTGAACAACGACGCGAACAGGAAGCAAAGCGCCACCTTGGCGTTGTCCCCGAACACGGTGATGAGTTTCTCTGAATATTCCCGCAGCGTGATGGTGTTAGCCTCCGTATAGACAAATTTCCTTGCCAGCTGGTAGCCTTGGGTGTTGTCCCTTGTGTCCAGCGCGCAACCAGGAAGATAGAACTTCTGACCCTTGATGTCGATGATTCCGTACTTGTCCACCGGCTTGAACGTGCCGTTGTCAAGGCCGCCGTTGCCCCAGGCATAGAAGCCCCACTTCTTCTGCCAACCCAGCTGCTTGATCTCATCAGCCGAAGGCGTGCCGTCGTAGAGGAACTTCTTAAGAGAGGTGAGTTCGTTGGCTGTGGCCTCCCAGACATAGTTGCCGGCTGTCTCGACACGAGTCTTGAAATCCGTGAACGACACGAGCTCGCTCTGGTTCAGCTTCACCACCGCCTCCTGCATCTTGACGTTCCGCAGCGTGAATATTCTCCTTGCGTTCTTCTCATCCCGGATGTGCAGGATCGGAGTCATCGTGAAGTTGCTCCACCTCACATCGTTCCCGGATCTTGAAGCCCCATAGTAGCAGTTATTCTTGACGTAGAAGCCATAGTTCTGGAGCATCTCCTTGGTTCCGTCCTCTTTCGCCTCCGCCCGCTCCTGATCATTCTTGGCCTTGAAATATTCCTGGTTCCAGATCCTTCCGAACTTATAGGCCTTCGTGAAGGTCTCCCGGTACATATCAGCCGTGCTCTGGTCCGGCACCTTGGCCAGCAGCTTGCAGACCTCGGTGATCACGGCGGCCTTCTCCGTCTGCGAAGCGGCTGCTTCCATCCATCTCTTGCAGATCCAAGGAATATAATCGTTCGTCCTCTGGAGGTTGCATTCGTCAAATTCGTGCTGATGTGTCCGGAAGAACTCATCAGCATCCTTGCCAAGCTCCGGCGGCAACTCCATCACACTGACCGAAAGCCCCGCCTCCGTCATCAGCTTGGCGTTCTTCTGGACCGCCTCGATACCGGCCTCGTCTGTGTCCCCGATGATCGTGACCCTTTCGGCCCTGGATTTCAGCAGGTCGATCTGGTCCTGAGTCAAAGCCGTTCCGCACGGAGCCACGGCATTCTTCACCCCGATCTCGTGCAACCGGCATACGTCCAGATTGCCCTCGACAAGGTAAGCCTGCTTCGTGGCGTAGATCTGCATATTCGCCTGGAGCCACCCGAAAAGGATTCCCTTCTTCTTGTACAGTTCGGTCTCCCCGGTGTTCAGGTACTTGGGAACGCCCGGCTTGTCACCGATGTACCGTCCGGAAAAACCCGCTATGTAGCCGCTTGTCCAGAACACCGGAAACATTATCCTGTGCCTGAACGAGTCATAGACCTGCCCGGTGTTCTCGTTCCTCTTGACCAGTCCTGCCGCAAGCAGCACGTCCTCCTTCCATCCAAGTCCCGTCAGGTACTGTTTCAGGCCTCCTTTCTCTGGAGCGTAGCCGATGCAGAACAGCTCGGCGGTCTCGGCTTTGATCCCGCGCTTCTTCAGGACATATTCCTTGGCTCCAGGTGATTCCTTGTACCGTTGGATGAACCACTCGGAGGCCAGCTTGTTCACCGTCATCAGTTGCGACCGTCGGAACTCCGCCGCCTTCTCCTCCGGTGTAGGCTCCTTCTTCTCGTAGTCGATTCCCAACCGTCCGGCAAGATGCTCCACCGCCTCGTAGAACGTCATCCCGCGCCTCTCCATCACAAAGCTGATGGCGTCGCCGGTACGTCCGCACCCGAAGCAGTGGTACATATTCCTCGATGGTGTCACCACGAACGAAGGTGTCTTCTCCCCGTGGAAAGGGCAGCAGCACTTGTAGCGGCTGCCCTCCCTCCTGAGTTCAACGCCCTCGCCCTGGATGATCGAGACAATGTCCCTCTCCTTGATCTGGTCTTTTACATAATCCGGAATCAT